CTTATGCTGTCCTTGCGCAGGGTCAAGGGTATCAACCTGTCCAGAAATTAAAGGTTGAACCCATGACTCTCAAAGCATTGGTCAGAGAGCGTATCGAATCTGGACGAGAGATACCCTCTGACTTATTTAACGTGTACGCAGGAAGCCGTACTACAATAAAAAGGAAATAAGAAACATGAAACAAGAACTAGAAACGAAGAAAAGTAATCTTCCTCAAATGAGTGTATTTGAGGATGATGCAAGAAAAGGTTTGGGCAATCTTACTCAAGAAGATTTAGCTTTACCTTTTCTTAAAATCTTAGGACAGTTATCTCCTGAGGTTAACAAAAGAGACGGAAAATACGTTCAAGGTGCAGAACCAGGAATGATATACAATACCGTTTCTGGAGAACTCCTTAATGGAGAGAAGGGTATTCAAGTTTTACCATGCTTCTACAAATTAGAATATGTAGAGTGGCAAAATATTGGGGAAGGCTCTGGCGCTCCAGTGAATATCTATCCATCATCAAGTGACATCCTTAGTGAAACAACTAGAGGAACTGATTTTAAAGATAGATTACCGAACGGTAATTATATTGAAAAAACAGCAAGTCACTTTGTAATCATATTGGGGGATGCTCCTACTACTGCATTAATCAATATGAAATCAACTCAGCTTAAAACGAGTCGAAAATGGAATTCGATGATGGCAGGGGTTAGACTTAAAGGCAAAAACGGTCTTTTTACTCCGTCATCTTTCAGCCATATTTATCGTTTAAGAACTGTGCAGCAGTCAAATGATAAAGGAACATGGTTTGGTTGGGAAGTTAGCAAAGTTAGTCAAGTGGAGGACACTCCGCTTTACGAACAAGCAAGAACTTTTGCTGAAAGTATTGGCAAAGGAACTGTTGTCGCTAAACACAATTCAGAAAGTAAAAAATCTGAATCTGCTCACTTCTAAGATTCTTTTACGTACGTAAAGATACTAGGCGGCAGCGGGAGACTTAAACCGCCTAGGACAAAAAAATGATAAATGATAAACGATTTTATAAAAATATTCAGTGGGTTTGATTTAGACTTCGGCAAAGCCGACATGTCTAACATCGAGGTCGACACAGAAAGAAATAAAGTCAAACCTAGATACGAATGGGCAGGAAGAAACATCACCACTCAAGACTACCAATTACACCTAAACGGCAAAATATCCATTGGCATTCAACCTTGCAGAATTGACAGAACAGCATCTTTCGGATGCATAGACATTGATCCAAAAAATTACAGTGAACTCAAAATTGAAACTTATTTAGCTTACTTCCAGCAATACGGACTTCCTTTAATTCCTTGCTTCTCCAAAAGTGGAGGTTTGCATTGTTATATTTTTTTAAAAGAACCTATTCCAGCAACTGATTTAAGAGAAGCTCTACAATCATTTTTATTACCCTTAAAACTAGATCCTAAAACCGAAGTTTTTCCGAAACAATCCAAACTTGAAAAAGTTGGGGATCAATATTCTCCAGGTAATTTTATTAATTTACCTTATTTCGATCATACAAAAACAAAACGTTACGCTGTTGATAAAAATAATAATAAATTAGGTTTAGAACAATTCATTGAATGGGCTAATAAATCTAGAATAGATGCTCAAGCTTTAGAAAACTTGGTTCAAGAATCAAGAAAGAAAATATTATTGGGAGCAGACCCGGAATTTGATGATGGTCCTCCTTGTCTAGGTTGTCTATCAAAATCAAAGTTAGATGATGGCAGAGACCGATTTTTATACAACTATATGGTCTTTGCTAAAAAGAAATACAAAGAAGAATGGGAAGATAAAGTTATGGAAGCAAACACCAAATACTTTGAACAACCCTTTAGTCTACAAAAATTACAAATTAAATTAAAAGCATGGAGAAAAGAAACAGCAAGTCATACTTGTCATGAAGATCCAATAGCCCCTGTTTGTCAAAGAACATTATGTGCAACTCGAACATTTGGTATTAGATCAGATTCAAACGTTGCTTTTCCAATGATAAGTGATTTTGAAATTATTCTAGGAAATCCACGTAGGTATCATTTTAATATTGAAGCACAAGATGGAAAACTAAAACCTGCAGTAATTCGAGATAAAAATATATTTTGTAAACAGGAACAGTTCGCAGCACTATGCTGGGAAGTTGCTGGTTTTTATCCTGAACGTCTAAAATTTAATGATTTTATTTCTAAAATAAATGCGATGAGAGCTTCTGCAACTGAAGTAAAACCTGCAGCAGGAACTTCTGATGTTGATAAATTATATAATCATTTATATGAATTCTGCGTTAACAGTTCTCAAGCCAAACAACGAGTTCAAATTAGAAGTGGATCTTGCTACACGGATAAAGGATTGCACTATTTTAAATTTCAATCTTTCTATGATTCATTAGGCAATCGTTGGAAATTTTCTGAAGAAGAAACGGCTTATATAATGAAGAAAGAATTTGGAGCAATATTTAATCATTCTTTTAATATTGATGGCAAAACAGAAAAAGTTATTAAAATAAAACAATTACACGTAGATCAAATAGAGTATAAACCCATTAAACGTGAAGAGGATAACTTTTAATGAATTATAAAGTTATTGGTCCACCTGGAACAGGAAAGACACACACTCTCTTAGAAAAAGTAAAAGAATATGTTGATAATGGAACCCCTCTAGCTCGCATTGGTTATTTTGCCTTTACCCGTAAAGCTGCGTATGAAGCAAGAGATAGATTTCTGAAAGAATTTCCCAACCTTAATAAAAAAGATTTAAAATATTTTCAAACTCTTCATTCTTTTGCTTTTAATTATCTAGGATTAAGAGAAGAAGATGTTATTCAGGAAGAACATTACCGTTCTATAGGAGAAACGATCGGAGTAAGAATTAATTATGCAAATTATGAAAAAAATGAATACAACGGAATATTTACCTCAAATAGTGAATACTTAAATATAGTTAATCTAGCCAGAGTAAAAAAAATTAGTGCTTTAGATCAATTAGACCAGAACGAACATTTAGGAAAAATAGAAAGAGATAAATTAGATATCATTTCTAAAGAAATTGATTCCTATAAAAAAACCTACCACTTAATTGACTTCACGGATATGATACAAAAATTCATAAACTGTGGTCATTGCCCAGAATTTGATGTTATCTTTATTGATGAAGCGCAGGATCTATCCCTCATACAATGGGGTATGGTTAAAAAACTACAGGAATATTCCAAAGACATTTACGTTGCTGGAGATGATGACCAAGCTATTTTTGGTTGGGCGGGGGCTGATGTAGAATCCTTTATTAATTTTGACGCAAAAGAAATTCCTTTAACCCAATCCAATAGGATACCCACAGAAGTACAAGAAATAGCCCTTAAAATAATATCAAAAATAAATAACCGTATTGATAAAACATACAAACCTAGGGATGAACTAGGTTCTATTAATTTAGTTTTTTCCATCAATCAACTGGATATGTCTAAAGGAACTTGGTTGATCTTGGCTAGAACTAATGAACTCATCAGAGGACTTATTCCTATCTTAAAGAAAAAAGGAATTTACTTTGAAAGTAAAAGTGGTAGAAGCATCAGCGAAAGTTTATATAGAGATATTTTAAACTGGGAAAAATGGAGAAAAGGCGAAAAATTAAACACTATAGAAATCACACGTATTTTTGAAAGAATGGATAAGCAATTTAAAGAAACCCTGGATAAAGAATTTACTTTAGAAGAAGTTGGAATAAAGGAGAAAGGTTCTTGGTATGATGTTTTCACGGCAGTTTCACCTCAAATGTCTGCCTACATCCGATCAATGCGAATCAACGGTGAAGATTTAAGAGTACCTCCTAGAGTTAAGATATCAACTATTCACGGAGCCAAAGGTGGAGAAGCAGAGAATGTAGCTTTACTACAAGATCAAACAGCGAACACACTAAAGGCATCAAAAAAATCAATCTCCAAACAGGACGAAGAACATCGTGTTTGGTACGTAGGTGTAACAAGAGCAAAACAAAATCTATTCTTAATTAGGGGAAAAGACAGAAGAAAGGAGTATAAAATATGATATTAATAAAAAAACATTTAAGGAATTAAAATGAAAGTATGGATAAGTAGAGAAAAAATCTTAACTGACAATGTGCGTATATGGTTAAAAAAACCAAAAAGATATGTCGAAAAACCCTTGGTTATATATGAAATTTTAGGGACAGAAGAATTAATGAAAATATCTTTTGATATGGACTTATCCACTTTTAAAGAATTTTTTGGATTTCTTCCCGAACCAGGAACTTGTGTTCAAAAAGAATTGGAATTAAAATGAAATTATAGAAACTATCTGTAAAATAAGGACTTATAGAATTTTATAGAGATTTAAAAAATTTCAGACGTAGGATGAAGGAGTTATAGATGTTTGTGGTATACG